CTCAGACTTCGCGGCGGTTAATGCATCGTTGTGTGCCACGATGATTGTCTTCAACGCCATTCATGATCTCCTCAATAATATCGCGCTTGCGTTGTGCGACCTTATGCTTTTCGACAATGTATGGCGTGTAAGCATCATACTCTTTAACAATCATTGCGGCGCGCTCGCGCTCCTCGAGCCTTATGCGCTTCTCTAAAAAATATAGGTCATCGATTAAAGCTTCGATGTGCTTCTCTGTCTGTGTCAATGCGTTGTCCCCTCGGTCCACATTGCCATACCGTGCGACGATGCCGTGTTAACAGTCTCTGTTACGATATTAGAAAAGTTCTCTAACGCCCGTGTCGCGTCGTCTGCTGAGGCTAGATCATTGCATAAGATGTAAGAGACAGTCGACGCCATAACCTGAAATGCGGCCTCTAAGCTTTGCATTTCATATAACATGCCGAGGACTTGAGAAACAGTTTCTGCGACCTCTCTCATCTCTTCATGTGAGAGCTCGACCTCTTTCATTTATCTGCAGTCTTCAAAGCCGACATGAATATAGTTTTCAGAACGTCGCGCTGCTCAGGCTCAAGCTGGTCCGCATCAATCTTGTGCGCCGTCTCCGTTTTTATGGCTCCGCCATCGGCTCCTGTATGTTCAATCATTTGCTTTTCGCTATATCTCTTAGGAGCAAGACGAGCGGCGTGCCACTGCCACGCTGCAAGCTTTACGCGATCAGCGTTGGCTGTGTCATTTGTGGTTTTATCTGCCATATCTAAGATCTTCCACGCGACAAAATCACCGAGACCCTCGCGGGCGCGCGTTAAACGTGTCCATAATTCTGGGCGCTCATCCATCCACTTATAAACGGTAGACCTAGCTGGCATTGTCTCATCTAAGCAAATAGCGACAAGATCTTCGCCGTTGATCATGCGCTCACAAATTTTATCTATCACCTCTTCCGAATAGTTAGAAGGGCGACCAACTGGCTTTCCTGTTGGTTTAGTAGCCATCTCAATTACAATTCTTTGGTTGGACAACGGTGCAGTCAAAAACATATTTAACGGGAACGCTGCACCCAACAAGGAATGCAAAGCCAAACAGCGCGAAGCTGTAGATCGCCGCTAAAACTAAAAACCGCATCGTTTCCTGTTTCATTGTTTCAGACCGCAGCATGACATCCCCTTCAATATAGCACACTGCGGCCTGAATTTCACTCAGTCAAAGTCGCCTAGATCATCATCTAGTTCTTCAACTTTGAACGAAGCCATTGCTGCTTGGCCCAAGGGGGTGTTCGCCAACATCCCCAAAGCGTCCATATACACAGCCAAAAGAGCCTGCTCCTCAGCACGTTTCTTTGCATCCTGCTTACGCAGTGCAATGATTTTCTTAATAATCTTAGGATCAAACCCGCTCCCCTTTGCCTCGGAATATACCTCTTTGATATCCTCGGCAATGACGGCTTTCTCTTCCTCGAGCTTTTCGATTCGCTCGACAAGAGCCTTGATCTGATTGTTCGTCGTCATGACTTCCTCTTGGGAGATTGAGGCTACCTGCTGATACGAATCATCAATCTCAATGCTTGAACTGTTGCGGTAGCTGATACAATGTCGCCCATAATTATTTTTAAGTCAACTTCCACTTTTCTTTCATTTTTTGTATATGTTTCAATTGTTCGGCTCTCCTTTTTTGCTTACGGCTTCTTGTATTTTTCATATTCTCGGCTTGTGTAACATCCCTCAAATTAGCAATCCTGTTGTCATTTCTTATTCCGTTTATATGATCTATCACTCCTTCCGGGTCTTTCCCTGTTTCAAGCTTCCATATCAATCTATGGAATGCATACTGTTTACCATCGACATAAACATACATATATCCATCTGAATTTGAACAACCCACCTTTTTGTAAATAAATCCTGTTTCTGGATCATGAATAAAAATCTCATTTAATCTTTCAATATCTGGTAGTTTTTTCATGTCTGCCTCCTCAATGTTTTTATTTTAACCATAACCATACATGAAAAGCAATAACATGAAAAAATGTTTCATAAACCTGTTGACTAGTGCGAAAATCGCACTATACTCCTACTCATTGAACAACACACTTATGGAGATCGACATGACAAACTTTACCGCCGCCGAGAAAGCCGCTTCTGCCGACGCTTACGCAGCTCTTAAATACGAGCAAAAAGCAATCAACGACCGTGTTGACGCAGCCAAGGAAGACCTTGTTCTCAAGGCCGGCAATGACAAGGAGCTGATTGGTGACACCATCATCGTATCGCTCGTTGCTAAGGCTGGTCCTAAGACCTTCAACAAAGAAGCAGCTATTGCTCTTCTTAAAGAGCTCGGCGCTACTCCTGACCAGATTGCCAAGCTCGAAGGCGTTGGCAAGCCAACAACGGCAATCACCCTGAAGCCAAAGCTTGCTCTGGCCGTCTAATAACAGGGGCTCCGGCCCCTTCCCTTACCTTTATGGAGATTGACATGTATCGCTATAAAACGACCTCGTATTTCGACATGATGGGCCACGACTGGACCGTTACCATTGAATACGACAATGTAACCAAAGGCTGTCCAGCAACATACTGGGAACCAGCAGAACCACCCGGATACGACATAGGTCGGATTTGGTTATCACGAGATGAATATAAATATAGTGGCCCAGATTGGGAGCTAACTGGAGAGATGTATTGGCTTGTTTCAAATTTAGATAAAATACACGACGCTGTTATTTCAGATATAAACTATGGAGATTGATATGAAAATCATCACGCATCAATGCACCTACACCAACACTTGGTTTGCTTACGACGACAACTATGCCGACGAGTATACGCCCCACGGTGTTGGTGACAGCCGTCAGGAGGCGGTCGAGAACCTCAAAGAGGCGATGGAAATATATTTTGAGAAGCATGACATGTTGGCGGATTGGAATCTTTGGGTATCTGAAATCAACAGAATTGAAAGGTATTGATATGACACGCGCCTACGTCTTTGGCTCACTCGAGCCTTGCTATGAGCATAACCCAAAGCTGTGGAATGTTTTCTGCGCTTTGACAAACCGCCCGCTTGCGCAACCAAACTACAATTGGACAGAGCAGGATGTAATCAACTTCATTATCTCAAGGGCCAGTATCTATGACGCCGGAACATCTAAAGACAATCATGCAGAATCAAAACCTGTCCGTTATGGATTTGGTGACGATAGTGAACGGCTCAAAGAGACAAGTGATAGCGTGGAGGATGGGGGAATCTCCGGTGCCGCAGATACTATCTTTTCTTCTTCAGGCTCTTGAAGCTGGGATGATAACGCAAGACTGGCTTGTAGAAGTTTTACAAAAAGAACTAAGACAACAAACATAAAAAATGGGGGAGGCGATGAAACTCCCCCTTTGTCACGCAATGTGTGTGTTTCTTGTATTCGATGGCGACTCCTGAGTTTGTTTACGACACAAGATTACAGGGATGTTGGCAGACTTTATTATCCCTGCAATTCCTAAAAATCCGTTTCGTATCTCTCTCCAAGGTCCATCATTATTTCAAATGACCTAAGATTAGAGCTTAGATATTTAACTTTCTGACGTGCTTCTGCGCGCTCCTCTTCACTAAGGTCTGGCGCTTCCGCCTCAAACTCCGCGGCATTTAACTCGCGTGTGATTCTGTTTACAAGCCGTGCGATGCTGACTGCATTGTAGAGGTATGCGTCTTTGACTTTCATTTTAATCTCCATTTCTAAAGTATTCACCGTGATATTTTTTGGCTTCTCTAATATAAGCTGCGTGTGCATCATCTGGAGTATCATAAACTCCTAAATATTTATATTTTCCTTTTATTGTTATAAACGCCTCATATCTACAACCTTTATTTATTACTCTTACACCTTTCATTTTAAATTTATTTTTTGTTTTAGAATTTGCATTATTTTGTGAGTTATTTGCTTCTCTTAAATTGCAAATTCTATTATCAGATCTATTTCTATTTATGTGATCAATTAAATTTGCAGGCTCTACACCATAAAACATTTTCCATATTATCCTATGGGCGCGATAACTAATATTATCTATTCCTATATTGATGTATCCATAAGATTTTGCCCCTGCAATACTGCCAGCCGTAGCTGTGGGGCTTTTGTTTATTTTCCAATATAGAAATCCAGTCTCTAAATCGTAATTAAGAATTTGACGAAGATAAAAAGTATTTGGTAAATAGTTTTTAGCCATTGCCCATCGCCGTTGGGTTAGAGGTTAGAAAGCCCGGAGCTGTTAGCGCAGCGTCGGGCTTTTGTTTATAGCACAATCAAAATGGGATGTCTTTATCTCCATATTCCCAATCAAATGCAGAAACCCCATCAATCGGAGCAGAAGCATCAAATATTCCCTCTTCTGTTCCTACAGGAGTTTCTAATGGATTAGATACTCTTAATTTTGTTTTTGTTACTTCCGCCCCGGGGAAGTGTTTTTTAATTTCAGCAATCTCCGGAAAAGCGGAAATCATGTTTCCTATTTCTTCAAGGGTATAGATGTTTATCCGACGGCCCTCAGCCAAAACCCTATTGACCAACTGAGGTTCTTTAACAATTGTAGCCACCGTCCCATCTTTAAGCGTAACTTCCCATATCGCTGGGTCCAGCACCTGTGCACCTGATTCGGTTGCCGCCTTGTCGAGCGCATTCCAAGCCTTGACCATTCTTCTTGCTTCTCGCCTGACGTCTTCAAGGCTTCCGTCCCATCTTGCTTGGCTTGTTAAATACTTTTGTCTATCAAACTTTTCCCGCAACTCTGTAGACACTAATAAACGCAGCCTATCACGTCCCCATTTTATTTCCAAAGACACCTCAAGGGCGTCTGCCTCATCTAACTCCGCCCTGCCCGCAATATACGTGCCGGGGGTCTGCATCCACTCAGCGGGCTTGTATCCTGAAACAACGACGCCCCTGTCACTCGGGGGTGGCTTCCTCTTCGACCTCGGTTTTACCGCCATTTAAGTCTCCATCAATATCAATCGAATCTCTTGCTGCCATTGCAGCCACTATCGCATTTTTGAACGCCGTTTCTCCATCAATGCAGTCACAGTCGGGCAACCTTGGCGTATTCGTAAACGCATCAAGAGCAGCCTTAAATATTTTCTCAAAGTCATTTGCCTTCACGACGAAACCTTTTGTTGATCTCCATTTGGACGATCAATCCAACGACGAGCAAAAACACGACGGCAAATGCTATGCCCATCCCGATGAAATTGGCAACCGATTTTAATGCGCCGTTAATCATCTAACTGGTCCAGCAATAGCGAGAACACAAAAGCCACGAAGCCAGCTACCGTGACTGATACCAATATCGCCGTTATGTCGTCAGCCGTGAGGTTCATCGCATCATCTCAATCTCAATTCGCCGTGAAGATTACAACGTCGCCGTGGTCGAAGTCAACGCCCGTCGCTCGGCGCAGCAAGCGGCGCAGCACCAGCGCAGCCGCGCAGCGGAGCGGGGTGGGGATTATAAGGGGAGGGGGCAGGCTTCCGTAACAGCTTCCGTGAGTTTTAACAACAAAATCAACGCTCTTGTTACGGAAGCCTATACGGAAGCCTACGCTCCGGAAGCCTCGTGCTTCCGTAAACATATACATCATTGATTTTGCTCCACATTTTCACGGAAGCTACCTATTGGGCTTCCGGGAGGCTTCCGTAAAAAATGTGTGCCATTTCGGAACATTTCTGATATTTGCAGGCCTTTTAATTTTGTATCTTTATTTCTCGTCTTCACGCTCCACCACCCCCTTTCGACGAAATCCTGAGCAAACAGAATCGCGTGCTTGTCATCCTTGATTCGCCTTTTAAGGATCTTCGTAAGGGCCACCTTGATATGGCGCTCAGTGAATTTCTGATTGGTGGAGATGGACCAAGGCTCCTGCTTGTTCCAAGCATCATTGGCTGCATTTAAGATCTGGTCTCTTTCCTCTTCCGTCATTTTTACACCCGCAGCATAAACGAGGCCCGTCTCCTGCTTGCCGCCGAACCCAGCATCAGGAGCCTTCTTAGGGGCCTCAGTAATGGCCAGTGTAGACTTCAAAGGCTCGACCTCCACATCTTCCAGCCTGAACTCCATCTCCCACCCGTCGGGCGCAGACTTCATTTTAGCCGCCCTGATAATTCCTATGCTTTCTCCCTTATCTCGCTCCAAGACGACGCAAGTATCCGCCGAACCCTCCAACACCGTAGAGCCGCGCATATTGCCAGCGCCAGACCGACTGAGATGGTGGACGAGGCCAGTCGTCGTATTAAATGCGTGCTGGACCTCATTCTCTGATTTAACGAATAGGCTCATTTCCTTTTGATTGTTTTCGTCAGCTCCGGGAATCACACGAGACAGTGTATCAAAGACCACATAGACGGGTGGATCCTTCATGCGGCTGATGTTCCAGTCGATAGTCTTGAGGAGCCGCATCCTGTCCCCGTTCTCTAAAAGGTTCATAGCGTCAGGGATGACCAGATAACGCTCCTCGTCCACGTCCACGTCGTGATACATCTCATATGCTTTCATGCGCGTATAATGGTCGTGGAGGCCCTCTGTGGTGACGTAGACTATGGGGCCGTGGACATTGACCTTGCGCCCCAGAAACCTCTCCTGACCCGTCGCAATGGCGATGCAGGAGCCTATGGTATAGAAGCTCTTACCGCACCCCGGCCAACCCGTAATGTAGTTTGATCCATATCTCTGCAAGAGCCCCTCAATAATAAACTCTGCAGGTGGAAGGGCCTTAAGATCTGACTTTCTAAAGACGCGAAAAAGGCCTTCTGGTGGTTCCTGTGGTTGTGAAGGCTTTTCTCCATTAAACTCTTCAGGCTTAATTATCTTTGCGTATACAGGCTGGAAGGTCTCATGAGCTGGAGGTATCCAAGGCTTCTGCGCCTCCTCGGATATCTTTGTATCCCAGCCGCGCATTGTTGAGCGCCACTTCTGGTCGAACAATGTCTTGCCACGACCTTCGCGCTCAAGAAGGACATGCTTGGGTGTGCCGAGCTCTTTTAGTCTTGTCTCGACCTCATCAACATAACTGTTGAAGCAATGTATCTTTGCTTTTTCTTCTTCTTCTTTACTGACAAATGGACACTCTCTGTATAGGTCCAATACAGCCCTGAAGACAATTTTATACATGCGCTCTTCACGGCCATCTGTGATTTTTCCCCATTCATTTGTTGTAAATTCTGGTGTTGGAGTTTTTATTCGTTGTCCTGTTATTGCATCAACTGCAGATGTGCCGAGCATATCAATCTCGTCGCACATCCACTTTGGCATTTCTTCAATTTCAATTGTCCAAGGCTCTTTATCCTCGACCCATCCGTATGTTTTTCCTGATTCATGATTTGATGGAGGCAGCATTGCAAAGCCGCCGACACCTCTGATGTCAACGCCTAGTTCACTATTCTTGCAGGTGGGACAAGACCATCCTTCAGGCGAAAGGAAAAACATTTGGAAGCCGCCACCGCCTGTTCGCTGGGTGGGACATTCGGACATGACACCTGCGTTATGTTCAGCATGAACTCCATCCCACCAAATTTGGGCTCTGGGGTTTTTGTGGGTGTCGAGATCAACAACAACGATGCGCCGAGGATGCACGCCAGTAATGAGACCCATATTACTGCGAGCGGAATATCTCCCTGTCTTCCCATACCACTCATCAAACTGCTCCTGTGTTGAAAGCTCATGTGTAAATTGTTTCCAGTTTTCAAGATGAGGTCTTTTCCAGTTTTTTGTTTCCTTGTGCGTGTAAGCAGGAACAACCTGCATACCTATTGAGCGATAATATTTTGCGTAGTCTGCCGGCGAGGCAAACTCTTCATCAAATTCGGGTAACATGAGGGGCCTCAGTTATATCTATTGACGTGAGATTTAATAATTATTAAAAGTGAGGAGTTCGTAATTTAGACATGACGGACCTCCACAACTTAACGCCGCGACTCACACCCGCGGCGTTTTTTTATTTGTAGCTAACCTCGTTGTTGCAAATATCACAAAATGGTCCTGTTTCTATTGTTTCGTAACCCTTTAAATAAATTTCTTCGTAAACAGGCTCAATTGTTTTTTTGATATGAAAACCATTTGGTAATTCCCACCAATCCTTTCCTTTTCCCCAATATGCGTTTCCACCTTCGTCTTCATGTAAAATAGCATCACCAGAAGTTTTACACTGATGGCAAAAAATTTTTTGATCCCACTTCATATCAATTCTCCTTCACATCAAATTGAGACTTATATCCATATATTGCGATAAGAGCTGCTTCCGCTCTACCATCATCTTTGCGGCGTTTGAATTTATCGCTTTCTGGCCACATCATACGCGCCATCTCCAGTGATTGGTTTTTGTCTTTGCTTAACTCTAATGCGCGTTTCCATTTTTGTGGACTTACAAGTATAGTCGGGACTGAGCACGCTGCCACTACTCCTCTAACCACGCCGTATGAGCACCCAAAATTAAATGAGCTGGTTACTCCTTGGCCACTGAAAGAGTGAACCGCCTCGATGAAAGCAACGTCGGGATTATACTGGCGAATGATTTTAGCAATTTCATACCCATCGACTGTTTTCCCGTCTATTGGCATGTCATGTATTCCCACCAGCATTGGGTGTGATGGAAAATAAAAAGAAAGAGCGCCTGTGATTCCGGGGTCAACGCCCATTACACATTTATAGGTCATGCTGCTTTAACCACATACGCCTTGCGTTGATCTGCAATCCATCCTTCGTCGGCGTTAACGAATACGGGTTGTATAAATATCTTCTTTATTTCTTTGTTGCCTACACCGTAATGCTGGGTGCGTATATGGCCGCGGCGGAGATGTGGCTTTGGAGAAGAATGAGAGCCACCCTTACTTTCGTAATTTTCTGTTATTTTCCCAATATTAATTGTCGTAATATATCTATATTTTTTAGGTTTTTTTCTACTATTTATACCGGGTTGTTTAAATTCTACTGTGCTTTTTTTTATGTTTTTTGTAGCAAGAATTACAAGCAACGTATAATAAAATCTTTGTGAAATATTTAATTGACCCTTTACATATTTATCGCAATTGGTGTCTCTTAACACCCCATAATAATTCCTTTTTAAATAATAATCATCCTCAAAAGTATTGAAAGTGTAATTATTTTTTTTATCTACTTCCGAGCCAACAAGGATTTCACACTTGTCAGTATCCATATCTTGAAAAGAAAATCTAAAACAAAATGTTACGTCATCTAACGAGGATAAACCATTTATTTCTAATTTTTCTTTCGAGGGTTCTGTGCCATACATCCACGCCGACAGTTTATTGACATTGCCCGTTATTCTAAGATCAAATTTTTTTACTGGAGGTTTAAGCAATCCTACCTCTACCATTTGGTCAACGGTTTCCATTACATCTTGAAAATCAATAGCGTTCCATATTTCATTAGGCAAAATAAAAAGCTGTCTATCGTGCTCAATCATCTCAATCTCCATAAGTTTCCGCAGCGCGGTATATAGACGCTAACCCCAAACCTAAATTTTTGTCAATGTTCATTTTTTAGTTGACCAGACCAACGACTTCTATATGTTGTGATGACGAATCGATATTGATCTACACATAGAGGTCTTGTGAAAAACAATCCTTTCTCTGCTCACGGTATTGAACATTTATCTCCGTCGACCTGTAACCTTTTTACGGGGTCTCCGGCAATGTTTGTCTTGGACAAGTGCCTGAAGCGCAAGGGCCCGGTGGGTTGCGCCGCATATCGAGGGAGTGCGACCGAGAAGGGTATTGAGCACGGGCTCGTAACCGGCGCACCCGTGGAAGAATGCATTAAGGTTGCTGAAGAAGAATTTTGGCGTCTGTCTGCCCTATCCGGCGACCCGTCCCGTGAGAAGGAGCGAGACGCCGTGCCAGAGATGGTTAAGATTGGGTATAAGGAGCTCATGCCTTATGGAAAGCCAACAAGCTATCAGGGAGCTATAGAGCATTGGTTTGAGGGTATTGCGGTGCCCTTCATTGGCTACTATGACTTCGAGTGGTCCAACCATAAGATACTAATAGATCTAAAGACGACACATGCGCTCCCTTCTAAGATCAGCACAAACCACGCGAGACAGGTTGCTTTGTATACTGCTGCCCGTGGCAATGAGAATGACCCAAGACTTACTTATGTCACGACGAAGAAGTGTGCGACTTATCGGCTTGAAAATGTATCTGAACATGTCAAGAGTTTGGAGCGAATCGGTCTTGCGATCCAACGGTTTCTATCGATAAGCGAAGACCCTATGGAGCTGGCGCAACACGTCATCCCAGAGGTCGATCACTTTTATTTTAAAGACGCAATGGTGCGTCAGTCAGTGTTTGAAGTTTGGGGAATCTAGTCATGAGCAGCGCAATTCCAGCATGTCAGTTTGGTTATCTCTCTCTACGCGAGATAATGGATAATAGAGACGTTCTTATCAAAGCAAATAAAATTAATGCAATATGTGAGCCTCTTGACGGGATGCCGGAGGAAGTTGGTTGTGTAGTATATACGAGTATTGATGAGGTGTTTTACTTCAGTGAAACAATAGATCAGGTTTTACAAAAGTTAGAAAGCATTCATCCGTCTTTGCGCTAAATGTAGGAAGGGATTCCCCATAATGGGGAGAGGTAAGTGCTAGACCAGATTAGCACATCAAGGAGTAGTAATATGTCTTTCAATGGCTTTTTTGATAATACTGGTGAAGGTATAACCTTTTTGCCAATCGTTAAATATGATGCGCGCTCAGGCCGTATCACGAGACGTGACCGTGAAAACGGTGAAAGCAATGACGTCGATATTACGCGTAGCTTCAAAGCTATTATGGATTTCGAGAATGTTGAGATTGGCTGGTCTGATTTCACTAACGGTCCTCCTGATTTCCGTCTCGTTCGCTTCGCTGACGGCGGCTCCATACCAAAGCCATCAGAGGGGAACTTCAAACGCTGTGTGCGCTTTGTTGTTAAACTTTCCAAGGAGTGCGGCGGGGACGTTCGCGAGTTCGCCTCAAACGCAGGTGCCTGCCTCGACGGCATCAAGAAGCTCAAGGACGAATACGATGCGGGCGTTAAGTCTAATCCCGGCAAACTGCCAGTAGTATCACTCACTGATACAATTGCTAAGACTTCAAGCGGAGGGGCTTTGAAGACAACGAACTACGTTCCTGTATTCGAGATTACGGGCTGGGTAAAGCGTCCCGATGATCTGGTATATCAGTCACGTAGTTCGTCTGCCCCTTCTGCGGCACCTTCAGCGCCACCTGCAACGGGATCTACTAAGGTATCTGCTCCAGCCGGTGGAGATGATGATTTTGGTTGATAATTAGATGGGCGCTTAAGCCCTCTAATACGGGGTGTGGTGTTACCTGCAAAGCCGCACCACACCTCGATTACACAAGGAACGGACATGAGGTTTTTAGTAACGATGAATATGCCAAGCTTTAATGGCAATCTTGTTCATCAAGTAAATGTAGAACATCCATCAAATAGTTTAGAAGAGTTTGTCGATACTTTAACGACAAATGACTTCGTTGTTGTTGAGGAGTTCTACAGAGAATCTCAAACTGGAACTGAAGTAAGCCGCGGGTTGCTTGCTTTAAACTATCGCTTTGTTGGTAAAATTAAAGTGATGAACGGTGAATCTTATCTAGCAAACAGAGGAAATAGATAATGAAATATACAGAGATATTGACATCATCTGCTGCTGCAATTTCAGATCGTAGCAATAAATACGGAACGCCAGACGAGTGCTTCAAGGCTATTGCCGAGATTACCGGCGCTCTTCTTGGTCGTGAAGTGACAGAGTATGAAGTCGCTGCATTCCAGCTCGGGACAAAGCTTGGCCGTCATCGTATGAATAAAGACTATTCAGACAACTATGTTGATGGCGCAAGCTACATAGGATTTTTGGGTCACTTTGCTATGAAAGAACAAAAGAGCGAAGGCCCATCATTCACTATACCGTCGTCAAATATTGAGTCTCTACGCTCAAAGAGAAAAACATTTACACCTCCTACAGGGACAGTAAATCTAGACGCTCTTGAAGATGAGATCATCTCGTCATTGTAATTAATAATTGGTGTGGGACATGTCTAAAGAAAAGTTTTACAAATATGTCCCGCACCATCAACAGAAGCTATGGGAAGAACTAGGTTGGACTTTCCATTGCGACTTGGGACCACCTCACGCCGCATATAGCAGTCTTTATATTTGGGCTGGCAATGGAGATCCTGTTACTCCTAATGTAGAAATCAAAATAGTGAAGGAAAAAACAAATGAACAATGATCCAGATTATCAAACAGGCGTAACAGACGAGCGCGCTCGTTGCGTTGTTATTTGCGAGTTTTGGAAACGCCCGTCTTACATTGCCACGCATTACGGGCCAATTGACGCCGTTGGTATGGCTGTGTTGCAGAAGGTAGTGGCAGGCATAGAGGCCGACATACGCAGCGGCAATCAGCCTAACGGCTAATAATTTATTTTTATTGATATGGAGATAAGCATGAGGTCGGCTGGAATATACGCCGTTGCGGCTCAACGATATGGGTCTAAGGATGGTTTGGACGACTTCCCAACTCCTCCTTGGGCAACACGCGCATTGATTGAATATGTGATCGGAAAAGATCGCGTAAGAGATCAAAACGTATGGGAACCAGCCGCCAATCGCGGGTTTATGGCTAGGCCATTGCAGGAGTATTTTAAGACCGTCGCTGAATCTGACATCCACGATTACACGGGCGAAGGAAACGTCTGCGACTTTCTTAATTCGAATAATATGGATGGAATATTTAACTGGGTAATAACAAACCCGCCCTTTAATAAGGCGCAGCAGTTCATAGAGAAGGCCCAGACAATAGCAACAGACGGCGTGGCTATGCTTGTCAGGACGTCGTTCTTAGAGGGCTGCATGAGATACAATACTTTGTATATGCACAACCCTCCAGACATTGTTGCGCAGTTTGCTGGACGTGTTCCTATGGTTAAGGGCCGTATGGATAAGCACGCCTCAACAGCCACCAGCTATGCGTGGCTTGTTTGGTATATCGACAATTTGCACGACCTAGAAAAGGTAACTGTATTGAGATGGATACCGCCATGCCGCAAGGAGCTTGAGAGACATGAAGATTATGCATGACACACAGTCTCGCAGGTTTAAAGATCCTGCTGATTTGACTGATTACGAAAAGACCCTTCTGGATTTAAGAAGGCAGGGGCTTAGTCATAAGAAAATAGCTCAGAATTATAACGCAAGTGAAAATACAATCTCAAATAAGTTCACTGTAATTAATCAAAAGTTGAGACTTTTGGAGATGGAAAAATGACGATCTTTGTTCCTGCTTATTGGCCGCTATTCAAGACGCATGAGCTACGTCGTTTTGATTATACAGCTCCTAACGCACCCAACTTCACATCCGTCTTTTCATACGACGTCGGCTCAGATTCGATGTTGTATAACAACTATGACGCCAATCTTACTTGGTTAAATCGTTGGTATTACCAATACCGCACTGGGTTTGGAATTGCGGAATACAGAGATGATTATCCCGGTGGGAAGAAAGTTGTAATGTCGCCCCCTATTGGATGGGGAGAGTTTACAGAAATTGGCGGCACTTATGAGAACAAGCCAAAGTTTGATTTTTTTAAATGCTCGCCGCCGGCAATGGGCTCAGGAGAGCAGATTGTTGCATTTGAAGATCGACTAGCTGTTATGGGAATAAATGGCGTCTACTACAACGACGTCATTATATTTAGTTACCTGCAGTCGTGGGGAGGCAAGCCCGCTATTGGAGCCCGCTACTGGATGGCGCTTGGAATAGGCCCTGTTGCAACTCAATTCCTTACGCAAGATGCCAATGATCCAACAAAGGTAACGGAATCTGTTCGCTGGGATGCGCACGTCACCAGAGTTAATGCGTGATGGCACGCCCGTTTTATGAGAGCTCTGATGACCGTATTCGCGAGCTTTCGGCAATAAATCGTCTGCTTAGTGGGACAGAGAAGACAGTAAGAAAGCTACCAATAAGATACGGCGTAGACTTCGCCATTATAAAAGATGGAGAGATAACGGCGTGGGTAGAGGTTAAGTGTAGATTTAATGAGAGCGACAAATACCCAACATTAATGATTAGTGCCGCCAAGATATGGCAGGGAGTTTATACATCTATCAACACTGGCAAGCCTTTCTTTGTTGTTGCGGAATGGACAGACAAAATAGGATTTACAAAAATAGAGACAGTAGAAGGATTAAGTCTCGGCTTTGGCGGAAGGACAGATAGGAATGATGCTCAGGACGTAGAGCCTGTTTATTTTATTCCCATCAAAATATTCACGATGAAGGAGATTAAAAATGAAAATTGACGCAATATTATGCATTGGAATTTTATCTATGTGGGCCTTGGCTGTTATGTCTGCAAATGCATCAGTCGTGGAATCCAAGTCTTTAATTGTTTCTTATGAGACAAGACAATGAGCAAAGACGACACATCAAAAGATCCGACGAAAGTTGAATACTCTGAAGAGGAGCAAAAAGATCCAATTGTTGGTCTGGCTAAAGAGATAAAGAAGCTGCGAAAAAAGATTAAGAAATTACGCAACGCCGTAAGGGGTGTGAAATGAATGACTATTTAGATCTTATTAAACGACTGCGTGAAGATGAAGTTATCATCAATGGGCCAAACGATCACATCAACGGCAGGACTGAAGTTAGAAAACCTACGGCAACGGAACTTGAAGCCGCAGAAGTTATTGAAGAACAGGAAAATTTAATAAAAGCACAAGATAAAGTAATCGAAGATTGTGATGCAAGAATTGCTGAGTTAGAGAAAGCGTTGGATGATCTTATCAAGGCAAAAGAAAAATGGATGTTTACTCAGCGTTTATTATCTCAGGAGCCATTAAAAGATGTCTGATTATGGAGACCTTGTTGAAAGATTGCGTGGCAACCCTGTCAGGTGGAGCGACAGCAAAGAAGCCGCCGACGCATTAGAGGCGCAAGCAAAACGCATTGCTGAACTAGAACATCAAATGAAATTTGAGTGTGACACTTTTCTATGGAAACGCAAACAAATGTCGAGACGTATTGCGTTCTTAGAGGGATGGATGGAGAAATTGTTTAAATACGGCAGTTCGCCGGAAGCAAGACGCAATGAACTGACAATGACGACAGAGATACCTGACAGTTTGATTAGAGAGGGCGAGGATATTTTGCATCATCTTGAGGAAAGATCAGATTTGGGGAAGGGAGAATGACCACTCATCTTTCATTGATTGAAAAGCTGCGCCTAGCCCATGTCACAACGGGCCAGAAAATGTTTGAAGAGGCGGCTGAACGGATCGAGGAGTTGGAAGGCATTATCGGAGCGTATCGTGTGATGGTAAAGCAAAGAGACGAACGCATAGCTGAACTAGAGGCTTCGATTGATAAAAATGACGAATGGGCAAAGTGGTTTATTGAGAAAACTGACGCCCGTATCGCTGAATTGGAAAAAGAGATAGAACGCGTTGACGAGTGGGCAAAGGGATATATTGAAAAGGCAGACACCCACATCGCTGAACTAGAGGCAGCGTTAAAGCTGATGATTGACACGCAAGATGATTGGGAAAAAGGCGTTTATGAAGTAGTTGGAAAGCAGCCAAATGTATTTAATCGCGCGATAGACGCCGCCCGTAAGGTATTGGGAGAGAATGAATGAGTGATGACCTTGTAAAGCGATTGCGCGGCAAAAAGTTAAACTGCATTTGTGCCGCTAAGTCAGCCAGCGAATGTTGTTGCGATACAGATTGGCCTGAGAGTTCTTGTAATGAAGCCGCCGACGCTATTGAGCTTTTACAGCGCGAACTAAAGTGTGCGACTGAACTATGGGAGCAGCAAAAGGAACTGGCTTTGGAATATTTGGCTGACATAGAAAAAGCTAATGAGCGGATTGAGGAATTGAAAGAACTATTAATGATAGCGAATAATGATTTCTTCAATATTGAAGCGACCACATTTGACATGAAATCTCGCATTGCTGAACTAGAGGCAGCGTTAAAGCCGTTTGCTGAGGTGGCCGATGAATACGAACTTATTCTTGGTGTTCAAGATAATGATCAAATATTTGTGCCTCTCGCTGCCTGTCGCCGAGCCCGTAAGGTATTGGGAGAGAAGGAATGAGTGACCGCCGCCCAACGGACAACCATCGATGTATTTGTTGTCGATGCAGATACACATCTGGGTTTGTGGCCACAATTCGCAATAGGTGCGCAAATTCCGTTAGGAGAGGGTAATGTCTGACAACCTTAACCTTGTGAAGCGTCAGCGCGAAATATCACAAGCCTCACACAAAGTGCGTGATAGTATTTACTATCCAGTAAATGGAGCCGCCGACGCATTAAAGGCGAAGGACGCGGAAATAGATTATTGGAAAAACCGCACCCGCGAGGCACTCGAAACAATAAAGGACAATGTCGCCCGCATCGCTGAACTAGAGGCAGCGTTAAAGCCGTTCGCGCTAGGAGAGACAGCAATAGAAGCCGGACATAATGCTGCATCAGACGACTATCCTTTGATGCAAGTTGTATCATGTGGCGACCTACGC